ATGAACTCCTCAATCTGATCGATCTTCTCATCAAGGCGTGTCTGCGTCTGACTTTCATACGACTCGATAGCCTTATTAGTCGTATTGGTCTTATACTCCACACCTCTCATCACATTAGTAACCGACGAGACGCGATCAATCGCTTGTAAGTACGGCTGCGAGTCGAAGAGCTGCATAAATTGACCAGACGGCGGAGGTACACTGAAGATAATGTCTTGTATCTTCTTACCATCAGGCACCTTCACACCGACCGCCCCTCCTTTCTCAGCGCCACTAAGAAAGGCTGAGATGATTGCAGGGTCTTTAACAGAGTCGATATCATAGAACACATTCTTACGTGCCCATGCTATCGCTCTACGTCTCTCACTAGCAATCTCATTAATTGCATCTTGTTGATCGAGATAATACATCACCTCCGATCTAGCATAATCTCCTTCTGGATCGGTATAAAACTCCAGACAAACGACGGGGAAGAAGTTGGTGAGATTGTAAGGGTCGTCCCAAACCCAAATGGGCCATGACCAATTCTTATCGTTAAATAACAATAGCCTGCGAGTAACTCTGTCGTAGACTCGCCAGATTTTCGTGTACTTTGCTTTCTCATATGTGTCCTCATCATCATATCCGTATGCGTGACAATCCTTATGGCCGTCTAATAGCGAGAAGTTGTTAATCTCCTCATCATGTCCACCACTCGACTTTGCATTTAGAATATGCGTCGGGGCGTAGATCGACTCCCATTCGTCGTCTTTATCCTCCTTCTTCTTAAAGTATATCGCTCTCAATAGATTAGTGGGTACGAAGTCTGCAATCATCAACCAATTGCAGTCAGTCAAGTCATTATGTGTAGTACCCGGATCACGGAGAACGTCCTTTGGATGACGAAACTTCGCCCACGGTCCAGCAGGACTAAGTACATTGATCTTATCCTCTAACGCAGCCAGACATCCCTCAATCTCTTCAATCTCATGGATATCCTTCGCCTTAGCCAATCTCTCCGCTTCATGCTGAATTTCGGTAAGCGTCGCCTCACTACTATCCTCCTTCTCCGTCCATCCCATTTCCATATACGCTACATTTGTAAGGGTACACATAATGATACACTTACGAGCTTTAGGCTTCAGATTGATACCGGGGGTGACTTTCTTCGCGAATAGCGCATTAACAAGTCGCTCACAGCATGTAGAGAATGCAGCGAGCTTATCATCCTGCTTATTCGTCGGAGTTAATTCCACATCAGGATTTTTCGCATACGTAGCGGGAACTAGCGCAGTAGTATTAGCGAAGACTACGTTTTCGGTTTCGATATGCTCGTCAGATATTCCTGTGCCCTTGCGTGACATGCGCGATACATTCGGACTATCACTGATGTTACTATGAGTAACCTGGTCATTATTGTAGTACCTAATGCACTCATCCCACGCATCTGCTATCCCTTCATTCTTTAACTTCGCCTTTGCCTGATCGCGTCGGGATTTCCACAGTTTCCCCATCTGCTTCGATACGGGTATCTTTGTATCTTCCATCACCTTATAAGATGGTGAGTATACGGCCTCAGCTTTCTCAGGCTTCACGCCACCTTCAACGAGGCTCTCACTAATCGCCGCAGTTGCAACGTCATCGGGTTCCATTACTGTATCTCGCTCATCTGCGGTTGACGTTCTCTGCCGTGACGCCACTTCCTCGACGCATTCACCGTAGGCTCACTCTCCATCCACTTCAAGTACTTATACTCTTGATTGTGTCGCGGATCGAGCCGCGCGATAGCATCCAGCTTCGTGAGCATGTACTTCGTTGTATCCATCGCATGGTCATTACGATCATTCGGCTTATCGTCACGCTCACCTTTACTATCTTTGTCCCAATAGTATCCACCAACCTCATCAATCCACCAATCTAAGTTACGAGATACGTATAGATGAGGAGCGTTGAACTCACCAGTAAAAGGATTGCGATGAAAGCGAGAAGTAGTGAGATAACTTCCGACTTTAACAATGCCGCCAAGAATGTCGTTATTACCGCGACGCATAGGGACACCGAGATTAGCAAATTGACTAGCCACTGTCTCATTGACGTTGCCACTATTGCCACCGTATCTCTTAAAGATATTCGGATCGGCCCAACAGTCCTGATCCTGAGGCAATCCCCATCTCTGTCTAATCATCCGTATCTTATCAGCCTGCTCTAGTATCCCCATCTCGCTCTTATAGAAGCCGTCCATGATTATAACGTTGCCATCGTCATCAACGAATGCGATTAAGTAACAAGACGGGACTGCAATACCGAAGTCATATCCATCTATGATCGGTACGATATACCCCTTATCAATTAGATCATTCCATACACGTATAATGTCCTGATGTTCGACGCTATGAGTGACATCGTTGAACTGTGGGTACACTAGTCCCTCGTAAGCCGCCCACTTACCTAGTAGGAAGCGATCCTTCATCTGTCCTGTGTACGTACTCTCCAGACCTTGGATCACGTCAGGCTCTAGTACGTGTGCATTCTCATACGTGCTACCCTCAATGACATCCATCAATAGCTGATGTTTACCGTCTTCATCCTTAATGGGTCGTCCGTCTTTATCACGCAGCACTATAAGGTCGTTGGAAACGATCCCCTTCTCCTTATACATATGATAAGGATGGACGAGCTTCTTATACACCCAATTACGAGTGGGGTTACAGGTGAGTATCATCATTCTCGGACCAGTATGTGGCATCGTAGGGTCTTCACCAATATACGGTGTTGATCCACGTAGACGGCCCATCAGATCGAGGAAGTCTTTGTGTACGATCTCTGGATCTTCAATCTGATCGACTACAATCCAATCATAAGTCGCGCTGAGTAGGTTAGACGTAGCAGCTTCGTCTCCGCGTGATTGCTGTTGCATGTATCTGAAATTGATGGTCGTACCATTCTTCAACGTACACATATTAGAGGAGTTTTGACCTAGCGGGAAGTTCTTAATCCATTGCTTCGGACACCACTTAATAAACTCCTTACGCAAAGTGTCATTAAGTTTAGGATAAGTTGCACGAGCCATAAGGCCATTTGAACCCGGATAATCACGGGCAAAGGTGAGTGCTTCAATACAGGCACTAGCAGTCTTCCCGTTAGCAAAGCCGCCACCAAGAACTCGTATCTTAGCACGCGACTTGAAGAACCTGTCGTTGAGGCCATTCTCTTTCACTACATAATTGGTCACGGTTTTCTACCTATCTCTCTAGTCAAGGCGTCTACAATACGTTTAATCTGCTCTTCATTCTGTCTAATTCCCTGTTCGAGTATAGCAATCTTCAACTTCATCTCTTCCATTCTCGCAACTGTATACTCCGCTCCTCTATGCTCCATTATGTAGACACGAGTCTCTAACTTAACAGCATATGCTAATATAGACGCAGCCCCTGCACCAATGGCGATGAACTGCGCAATTAGGAAATAGACAAGAGTTGAATTATCTCTTATCCAATTCCTAGTCGCGGTCATCAAGCGTGAACCATAAATCCGAACACCTTCCAACCGAGAAGGAATAACAGGATGTATAGAAGCCAATCCCATCCCCAACTATACGCGGAGAAAGCTGGAGATCGAAGCATGATCCCAAATACCAGTACGATCAGCATCAAGACCCAAAAGATCAGTCCGATCGGCATCGCTCCCTCCTATAGTGTTGGTCGCTTCTCATGGTCCTTACCATTCGCCTGTACTGGAATGGGTTGTTCGTTCTTGATATCCAGTTGAGCCTTCAAAACGATAAGCTGTAGATGCAGATCACCGATCAACATCTTAACGTTATTATCAACCTTCTGACTGATAGCCTGTTGTTCGTCGTTCATTGTATCTTCCCTTCTAAGAGTTCAATTCGGATGATTGCTTCTTGTAACGCCTTCACCGTCATCGCTATCAACGGGAGAGGGTTAGGTACTTGGACTGCCTTCTGTATATCTTTATAGCCTGAAGCTACTGTCGGTATCAATGCCTCCTGTAATTCATGAGCGATAAATCCCCACTCAGTCATATTATTGCCGACAATGAATGGTCTAACCTCTCTACCCTCTTCCTCAGCATGTCTCTCTGCGTTCTCCTTCTCCCATTCAGGTGTCCAATCGTTAAACTTGAAACTGATAGGTACTACCTTCTTAATCTCATCCCACATACTCTTCAGTGGTTCTATATCCTTCTTCGCTCTATAATCAGAGACACCCGCAAACTGACCCATGTTACTATTATCAATCATCAACCACGCACGACTATCCCAATAGATGCTGTACTGATTACTACGTGTTCCATTAATACCCAAACGTCCATAAGTAAGTCCCGTAGGATCTATCGCACCATTAAATGTGCCATTATTGAACGTTACATCAGTATTATGACGTGCCATCCATTGACCTTGGCTATAGATGCCTCCATTTGGAAGCAACATGTGTCCACCATTAAGATTGAAATTAGCCCCATCCCAATATAAATACTTATCACCGCTACCAGCGAAATAATAAACACCAGTACCATCACCTCTGCTTGCGTTTATATCTCCGCAAACTATGCCTCCAAGAGTTGCTGTACCTGTGACAGTTAACGAACCACTTATCGTACCACCACTTGTAGGTACCCACGGTCCACCGGGTGCATTGTTACTATCCCAAATCGTTCTCCATGCTGTAGCTCCATTACTCTCTGTCGGTCGCCAATACAGATTACCAGAACTAGCAAACGGCGCACATATCTGCGTTGAATAATAGTTTCCATCATTACTATGTGTACACGAGATTACATGATGCCAACCGTTATTAGTTGGATATCCTTTAGCAGTCGTTCCTGTTGAACATTCCCAAAAGCCGCTATCAAGTCGAGTATTAGCAATATTATCCGATCCACCAACACCAAGCCCACCATTTATACCCGTACCTTGTCCGGCTAGTCTTATTCGGCCAGACATCAATCCGCCAGCTAACGGTAAGAATGGTCTAGTATCTACATAGTTCTTCGTCGCTACACCAAGATAAGTAGTGGGATCAGCTCTAACAGAAATATCTCCCGTTGAACCATCAAGCGCGAACATATTACCAAAACCGGCGCAGTATATTCTAAATAGATTATTCCCTGTCTCTGTACCAACAAAGAATTTCTGCACAATTGTGGGTGTGTCGTACCAACCACCAGCACCCGGAG